CTGGTCGTTGGTGGTCTACTTCTTTAACTAATTCTGATGATTCTGCTAGTTATACTCAGCAGTATATTCAAAATAATACTGTAAATCTTTTTCCTCTTTTGGCTTATCAGAAAATCTATCAAGATTTTTTCCGTTGGTCTCAATGGGAGAATGCTAATCCGTCGTCTTATAATGTTGACTATTATTCGGGCGTCAGTCCTTATCTTGTTAGTTCTTTACCTTCTGCTTCTGACGCTTATTGGAAGTCTGATACAATGTTTGACCTCAAGTATTGTAACTGGAACAAGGATATGCTGATGGGTGTTCTCCCGAATTCACAATTTGGCGATGTCGCTGTTATTGATATTTCTGATTCTGGCACTTCTAATATTGTTTTAGGCTCTAATGATAAAAAGAGTACGGTAGCTATTGCATCTGCTGTAACTTCTAATACTGTTCCGGTTCCTTTCTTCGCTTCTCAGGCTTCTTCTTCTAATGCTTTACCTGTAGGCTCTACGCTTCGTGCTGACTTGTCCTCTTTAAAGTCTCAATTTACGGTTCTTGCACTTCGTCAGGCTGAAGCTTTACAACGTTGGAAAGAAATCAGCCAATCTGGTGATTCCGACTATCGTGAACAAATTCGTAAACATTTTGGCGTTAACTTGCCCCAGGCTCTTTCCAATATGTGCACCTATATCGGTGGTATTTCCCGTAATCTTGACATCAGTGAGGTTGTTAACAATAATCTTGCTGCCGAAGGTGATATTGCCGTTATTGCCGGTAAAGGTGTAGGTGCTGGTAATGGCTCATTTACATATACTACCAATGAGCATTGTGTTGTTATGTGTATTTATCATGCCGTTCCTTTGCTTGATTATTCTATTACTGGTCAAGATGGACAGCTATTGGTTACTGATGCCGAATCTTTGCCGATTCCGGAGTTCGATAATATTGGCATGGAAGTTCTTCCCATGACCCAGATATTCAACTCTCCGCTCGCTACCGCTTTCAACTTGTTTAATGCCGGATATAATCCCCGTTACTTCAATTGGAAAACTAAGCTTGACGTTATCAACGGTGCGTTTACTACTACCCTGAAGTCTTGGGTCTCTCCGGTTTCCGAATCTTTGATTTCCGGTTGGGCACAATTTGGCCATTCTACTCCTAATCCTGAAACTAAGGTTGCTTTGAACTATAAGTTCTTCAAGGTCAATCCTTCTGTTCTTGATCCTATCTTTGGCGTTAAATCTGATTCTACTTGGGACACTGACCAGCTTTTGGTTAATTCTTATATTGGTTGCTATGTTGCCCGTAACTTGTCTCGCGATGGTGTACCTTACTAAAATTTATTTTAATTATGATTGGAAAGTTTAATTCTTTGAATGTTCTGGAACAAGGTTCTGAACTTATTCCCAATGTTTCTCCGGATGCTTTTGCCGTTGCTCCTCAGATTGATTCGACCGAGGAACTTCGTGTTGAAATTGATGAAAGTGACGAAACCCGTCCGGTACGTTATACCTCTGATATTCGTTTGATTCTTCATACTAAGGACTTGGCTTCTCGTGCTGGTCTTGCTGTTGCTTCTAAGTTCGGTCATGACCGTCAGTCTGCGTCTCAGATTCAACAGATTATGGATAAGATGTCTGATGAAGACCTTCTGAGTACGGTTCGTTCCCGTCATATCCAGTCTCCTTCTGAGATTATTGCCTGGTCTAAAGAATTATCTGCTTATGCTGAAAATCTTGAAGCTCAGGCACAGGAATTGATTGATATTGAAACTGCTAAACAAGATGCAGAAAAAGCGGCTGCTGCTCCCGCTGATGCTGCTTCCTCTGAATAATGGGTCTTCTTGGTTCAATCGCTGGTGGTCTCCTTGGTATTGGTTCTTCTGCTATTCAGAATTCACAGAATAGGCAGAATGTCCAGGAGACCAACCGGACGAATTATCAAATCAATCAAATGAATAACCAGTTTAACGAGCGTATGGCGATACAGCAGCGTAATTGGCAGGAGAATATGTGGAATAAGGAAAACGCTTATAATACTGCTTCTGCCCAGCGTCAACGTCTCGAAGAGGCTGGTTTAAATCCTTATCTGATGATGAACGGAGGTTCTGCTGGTGTTGCTCAGTCTGCTGGTACTGGTGCTACTGCTTCATCTTCTGGGAATGCTGTTATGCAACCTTTCCAGGCTGATTATTCCGGCATAGGTTCTTCCGTTGGTAATATCTTTCAGTACGAGCTGATGCAGTCTGAAAAGTCTCAATTGCAAGGTGCTCGACAACTTGCTGATGCTAAGGCTATGGAAACCCTTTCTAATATTGATTGGGGTAAACTTACTAATGAAACCCGTAGTTACTTGAAATCGACTGGACTGGCTCGTGCTCAACTTGGTTATGCTAAGGAGCAACAGGAAGTTGATAATATGGCGATGACAGGTCTTATTATGCGTGCTCAGCGTTCTGGTATGCTTCTCGACAATGAGGCTAAAGGTACTTTGAACAAATATCTTGACCAACAACAACAGCTTGACCTAAATGTTAAGGCTGCGGATTATTATCAGCGTATGTCTGCTGGTTATCTTTCTTATTCTGAGGCTAAAAAAGCTTTGGCCGAAGAGCTTTTAGCGGCTGCTCGTACTCGTGGTCAGAATATTACGAATAAAGTTGCCTCTCGTATTGCTGAATCTCAAATTGCTGCTAATATTGCGGCTAACGAATCTTCTGCGGCTTATCATAATGAAGAGCTCAGATTGGGTCTTCCTCAAGACAATGCTCGTAGTAAGAATATTGAGGAATGGTATCGTTCTAGAAATGAAAAGAAAAGGTATAAGTATTATGATGCTGATAAATGGGTCGACTATGGCACTAGCATTGGTAATACTATAGGTAACTTCTTACCTCGTAGGGTTATTTCTAAGTCCTTTTCTCGTTCTATTAACCATAACTCTAACACTGGTTCTAATACTAATTATAACTACAATTATTAGTTATATACGTTAGTCCTTTAAAGACATTACCCGGCCGTATTCGATGCGTGCCGGGTTTTGCTGCTTGGAGTAACTTCCGGCAACCGCGCGAAGCGTGGTTATACACCTCCTGAATTCCGGGAGACCCCGTCGACTGGAATCAGAGCCGTTAGGCTATAGTACTGCCTTCCTTAAAACTTGATGCTTGCAACGCGTAAGCAATTTCCCGGAGAGCCTCTCTCTACCGTCGCTGCTATACCCTTTAAAATATAAATTGGCGAAGCCTACATGAGTTTGCCCGAAGGGAAAGCTATTCACCTCATAGCTTTCAGTCTCCTCTTGTCTTATATACGCAAACTCACAGACCAGCCTGCCACCCATATAGCTTATTGTTTATTAATGTTAATATTTACGTTGACATTTGTTTTTTTTCAAACGTTTATTATATATTTGCTCTGTCTTTAAAAACAATGTCTAATTTAAATTGTAAATGTATGGAAAAGTTTTATTTGTGCTCTGTGCAGTCTAAGGTGAATCCCACTCAGAATGAGACTGTTCTTGTTTCTGTTGAGGATATTTCTGAGTTTGTATCTTCATGTATGGCTCCTGATTGTGTTATTATTGTTTCAAGTTGTTCAACCTTTAACAAACTTCCTGATGAAAAGTGAAACTAAATCTAAAATCTGGTCTGCGATTATTGCAGCTGCTGTTAGCCTTCTTACGTCTATTTCTCAAATATTTTCGTAAGTCATGAATCCGGCACTAATGCAATTTATCGAATGGCTCCTTCGTTGGAATATTCATTTCTCGGTTACTTCTGCTCTTCGTACTAAGAAAGAAAATGAAGCGTGTGGAGGTTCTGAGAATTCCCAACACTTAACAGGCGATGCTGTTGATCTGAAGCCTCTTGGTTCTTCAGTAGATTCTTTTATATTGAAAATCAAAGAATCTGGTTTTAAGTTTGATCAACTTATAAGATATCGTACGTTTGTTCATATATCCTTTGCTCGTGGTCGTAATCCTCGTCAAATGGAACTTAATTTTACCGATAAAAAATGATTACTAAGGAATTACAGAATAAGCTAGTTACTCGTTGTCAGAATCCTCGTACGGTTGTCAATAAGTATACACATGAGCCCGTTGTTGTTTCTTGTGGTTCTTGCCCTTCGTGTGTTCTTCGTCGTTCCGGAATCCAGACTAACCTGCTTACTACTTATTCTGCTCAATTCCGTTATGTATACTTTGTTACTCTTACTTATGCTCCTTGCTTTCTTCCTACTTTGGAAGTTTCGATTGTTGAGACTTGTACGGATGATGTTGCGGATGTACCCTGCTTTCCTGATATCAATGATTTGGACGCTGGTGACCCTAACACTTATATGTTTGGTTTTCGCAGCGTTCCTCGTTCCTCTTCTGTTAGGTTAAAAAATTCTACTGTAGAACGTACATTCAAAGACCCTGAGATAAGGTTTTCTTACTCCATGAAGCCTAAGGACTTGCTTTTTATTCTCAACAAAGTTAAGCATAATGTTCCGAATAGAATTCCTTATATTAATAATCGTGACCTTGATTTGTTTTTGAAACGTTTAAGAAGTTATTATAGAGATGAAAAACTACGTTACTACGCTGTATCAGAATACGGACCCACGAGTTTCCGCCCGCATTGGCATCTGTTATTGTTTTCCAATTCCGAGCGATTCTCGCAAACTGTTTGTGAAAATGTATCTAAAGCTTGGTCTTACGGACGTTGTGATGCGTCACTCTCGAGAGGATTCGCAGCACCGTATGTTGCGTCGTATGTTAATAGCTTTGTCGCTTTACCCGACTTTTATACTCAGATCCCAAAAGTGGTGCGACCTAAGTCCTTCCATTCCATTGGATTTACCGAATCAAATCTCTTTCCTGGAAAGGTACGAATTGCCGAAGTTGACGAAGTTGCCGATAAGTGCCTTGATGGCGTCCGCGTTGAACGCGATGGCTATTTTCGAACAATTAAACCTTCTTGGCCGTATCTCCTTCGATTATTCCCCCGATTTTCGGACGCTATTCGTAAATCTCCATCGAGTGTTTACCAGTTACTTTTTGCTGCGTTCACAGCGCCCGAACGCGTCATTCGTAGCGGATGCGCTGATATAGGATGTGATCCGTTTGGTGAAAGTCCCAATCAAAGTGTTTTGTCTTTTTGTAAATATTATTTAAATTATGTAGATAGTTATGGAAAATCAAATGAACATAGGAGCTTACTCTCTCCTAAGGCGAATTTACCGCATAGTGATATTCTCATTCTTACTGAATGTCGTTTGTATGATGGTGTTGATCTGGAACCTCTTCATCGTCTCTCCCGTGTGTACCGCTTTTTCCTCGGAATTTCTAAATTTATTCGAACGTATTCAACAAATGGATGCTCAGAACTCTTCTGGTCCAGCGGCACTCCTGGAGGAGAACTCTTTTGTCGAGAAAGATTTTTGCGAATAATCTCCGAGAAAATAGTTGAATTCTGGAATCGTTATGATTACAATCGTCTTGTGGATTTTTATCAAACTTTGGAAGATTCAAATGATAAGGAGTTGGTAGACTTTGAGCTTCGTAACTATTCCTTCCGTTATAATAGGTCTGTCCGTGATAAGGAAAAACCTTACCATGAATTGCCTCTTGTTCGTCGTTTGGCTGCCGCTTCATTGATGAAATGTAGGGATAAGGTTAAACATAAGAAGGTTAATGATTTGTTCGGTATTTTCTCTTATCAGAATTAAATAGTGTTTAATTTTTTAATGTTTTTTTATGGCTTCTTACACTGGAATGTCCAATCTCCAGAATCATCCTCACCGTTCTGGATTCGATATTGGACGTAAAAATTGCTTTACTGCAAAGGTTGGTGAGCTTCTCCCTGTCTATTGGGATATATCAATGCCCGGTGATAAATATCGGTTTAACGTTGAGTATTTTACTCGCACTCAACCTGTTGAAACATCTGCTTATACTCGCGTTCGTGAGTACTTTGATTTTTATGCTGTGCCGTTACGTCTTCTTTGGAAGTCTGCTCCTTCTGTATTGACACAAATGCAGGATGTTAATCAGATTCAAGCGTCGTCTTTGACACTGAATTTGGCTTTGGGTTCTTATTTACCCTCTCTAGCTCTTAATGTTTTAGGCTCTGCTTCTGTTCGTTTGAATGGAGGTTCCACGTCTCCTGGTAATAGTTCAGGTTTCTCAAATTCATTTGGTTTTTCTCGTGCAGATTGTTGTTATAAACTTTTGAGTTATCTTGGTTATGGTAACATTATGAAGGATGTCCCTTCTTCTGGTCGTTGGTGGTCTACTTCTTTAACTAATTCTGATGATTCTGCTAGTTATAC